GCCGCGCGGGTAATGAAGGAAGTCGTCGAAGGTACGAACAAAATCACCATCGGCGCTGGCAAGGACTTCACCAACCTCGACGCTCTGGTGTTCAGCATGGTCGAAGAATTCATTGCGCCTTGGTATCAGGAAGACCCGGACCTGGTGGTGATTTGCGGCCGTCAACTGCTGGCTGACAAATACTTCCCAATCATCAACAAGGAACACGCCCCAAGCGAAATGCTGGCCGCCGATATCGTCACCAGCCAGAAACGCTTGGGCAACCTGCCGGCGGTGCGCGTGCCGTACTTCCCGGCTCGCGGCCTGCTAGTGACCAAGCTGGAAAACCTGTCGATCTACTGGCAGGAAGGCAGCCGTCGTCGCACCGTTCTCGACAACGCCAAGCGCGACCGCATCGAGAACTACGAGTCGGTGAACGACGCCTACGTGATCGAGGATCTGGAATGCGCCTCCCTCGCGGAAAACATCGACATCGCAGACGGCGGGCGCCCATGACCAATCCCTGCCGCCATCACTTCCAACGCGTTACCGCCGCCATCGAAGCGGCAGCGGTCGCACCCAACCAAACCATGGCCGGTGCCAACGCTTACGAGCATCAGCTCAACCAGTTGCTGCAAGACCGCCTGCGCCTGAAACAGGTGCAGTCGAATCAAGGCAAGGCCGAACTCAAACGTCAGTTGCTGCCGGACTACGTGCCCTACGTGCAAGGCGTATTAGAGGCTGGCCTGGGTGCGCAAGACGAAGTGCTGACCACCGTAATGGTCTGGCGCTTCGATGCCGGCGACTTCAGTGGCGGCCTCGACATTGCCGTCTACGTGCTCAAACACAAGATGGTCATGCCCGACCGCTTTGCTCGAACGCTGGGCTGTCTGGTCGCCGAAGAAGTCGCCACCGCGGCGTTCAAGGCGCAGAAGGTCGGCGAGCCGTTTGACCTGGCGGTTCTGCACCGCACTGCGCAACTGACCGACGCCGAAGACATGCCCGACCAGGCCCGCGCCAAGCTTTTCCTGGCCATGGGACGCGCGACGCTGGAAGGCATCACAGAAGAACAGCCCGGCCAACTCGGCCAGTTGCAAGCCGGCATCGACCTGCTGAAAAAAGCCATCGCGTTGCATGACGCCTGCGGCGGCAAAAAGGATCTGGAGCGGGCCGAACGCTTGCTCAAAAAATTCACCGCCACTGGCGGCTAACCGAGCGTCCCCACGCACCCCGCCGGCTCGGGGCGGATCGGCCAGGCCACCTACCTGAACGTGAAGCCCCGACCACCGGCGACCTATTGCAGAGCGCACTGACATGAGCGGATTCATCGCCAGCGGCAAAGCACCCGCCGGCCACCTCAACACCGACCCCTTCTGGCCCGCCATCGACCTCGACGACGTGCGTGGCGCGCTGCGCCTCGACGCCAGCGTCACGCCGATCCGCCTGGAAACCGCGACCATCGCCGCCGCCATCAGCCTCAACCGCGAACTCGCTGATTGGCGTATGGCCAAACAGGCGGATGGCTACCCAACACTGGCCGATGTGCCCGCAGGCAAAATCAAAAACGTGTCCGAATACATCCACCTCTACCGGCGCGCCCTTTACGCCGCCACCGGCGCGGAAATCTGCGAACGCTACCGCTCCTACGACACCACCCACAGCGGCCATCAGAGCGCCGACGACCTAACCCCCAGCATCGACGAACTACGCCGCGACCAACGCTGGGCCGTGCGTGACTTCCTCGGCCTCGGCCGCACCACCGTGGAGTTGATCTGATGCCCGTTACCGTCCGCACCCAGCAACACGACACCGTCGACGCGCTGTGTTGGCGGCACTACGGCCGCACCGCAGGCGTCACCGAAGCCGTGTTCAAAACCAACCCCGGCCTCGCCGACTACGGCCCGGTGCTGCCCCTGGGACTAACCGTGCAAATGCCAGAAACACAAACCGCCGCGCCGCAGCGGCAGATGGTGAACCTATGGGACTGACCTACCACGCCGGATATCGGAGCCCTACGCATGCCTGACCGTCCCGACACCTGGGCCTGGCTCGAACAGCACTGGCCAACCCTCTACGCCGGCTTGCTGGCCCTGATCATCGCCGCCCTTCGCATCATCTACGGCGGCGGCACCTTGCGTCGCATGGCCATCGAAGCCCCACTGTGCGGCGCCCTGGCACTGGCCGCCAGCCATGGCTTGCCGTTGCTGGGTATTTCCGCAACCTCTGCACCTTTTTTCGGCGGGATCATCGGTTTGCTCGGCGTGGAAGGAACCCGCACAGCAGCCAGGAAATTTTTAATTCGCAAGGAAGCCTCAAAATGATTCCATTACGTCACGGCGACCGCTCGCAAGCGGTACGCCATCTGCAAACCAGCCTGAACAATAATGGCACCCGCCTGATCGTGGACGGGCACTACGGCGACGACACCGAAGCGGCCGTGCGTGCTTATCAACTGAGTGTCGATCTGGTGGCCGATGGCATCGCCGGCAGCAAAACACTGGCGGCCCTCGCCGGCGATGACTGCGAGCAGTTGCTGAAGCACGCCGACCTGGTCAACGCCGCACAACGTCTCGACATGCCGTTGGCCAACATCTACGCCGTCAACGAAGTCGAATCAAAAGGCCGTGGTTTTCTCGATATCGACAAGCCGGTGATCCTGTTCGAGCGGCACATCATGTACCGCCGGCTTTCGAAAGTTCGACACGAAAGCGATAACCACACCGACCTCAAACGCCGCGCCGATCAACTCGCCGCCGCTCACCCGGCCATCGTCAACCCGAAAGCCGGTGGCTATGTCGGCGGTGCCGCCGAACACCAGCGGCTAGGCAGCGCCCGCGTGCTTAACGACATGGCCGCCCTGGAATCCGCCTCCTGGGGCGCCTTTCAGATCATGGGCTTTCACTGGAAACGCTTGGGCTATGCCAGCGTGCAAGACTTCGTCGCGGCCATGAGCGCAAACGAGTCACAACAATTCGACGCCTTCGTGCGCTTCATCGAGACCGACCCCACCCTGTACAAAGCGCTAAAGACCCGCCAATGGGCCGTGTTCGCCAAGCACTACAACGGGCCGGACTATCGACGAAACCTGTACGACATCAAACTTCAGCGTGCCTTTGAGCGGCATGCTGAATGCGGTTGCGGGCAGAGTCGCGGCGATACACAGCGGGCTGCAAGCGTCCCTCAACAGCAGCAAGCCGCCTCATGAACAAACCCGAAAGCCTGCGCGCCCACCTGCTCGCCACCATTCCCGAACTCCAGCACAGCCCCGACCGGCTACTGATCTTCATCGACAACGGCAAGGTCCGTTGCACAGCTGCCGCGAGCCTGTCATTTGAATACAGTTATGAGCTGCAGATCATCCTCACCGACTTCGCCGGCCATCCCGACAGCGTCATGTTGCCGGTGCTTGGCTGGGTGAGCGTGCATCAGTCTGAGCTGTTGGAGAATCTGAACAAGTCCGCTGACGGCATCCAGTTCGAGGTCGACGTTCTCGACAACAGCAAAGTCGATATGAGCCTGACCCTGCCACTGACCGAGCGTGTGATTGTAGGCAAAGACAACCAGGGCAATACCACCATCAGCCATCCTGGCGAACCACAGCGAGCAGCCGCATTCCTCGATCCATACTGGATCACCGGTTCACAGGGTACCGGTAGCGAATGGGTATTGCCGAAATGACCAATCACCTGGAAGCGCTAGAGGACTGGGCGGCCGGCCTGCTCGGGCAGCTTGAGCCAGCATCGCGGAACAAGCTCGCCCGCAACCTCGGCCAGGTGTTGCGCCGCGGCCAGCAGCAACGAATCATTGCCCAGCGCAATCTGGACGGCAGCAAGTATGCGCCGCGTAAACATCGCAATTTGCGCGGAAAACAAGGGATGGTGAATCGGAAGGTGAAGATGTTTCAGAAGCTGCGCGCAGCCAGCTGTCTGAAGGTTCAAGGCAACGGGAACGCTATTAGCGTCGGCTTCACAGGGCGGATTGCCCGAATTTCCCGGGTGCATCAATATGGTTTGAAGGACCGTGCCGGACGGGGTGCGCCGGACGTGGCTTATGTGCGACGAGAGGTGTTGGGGTTTACCGAAGCGGATCTTGATTTGATCCGCGATGGGTTACTCGCTTACTTGCCCCTTGAGAGCAAGTGACGGATATCAGATTCAACACCAGCCATAAGGCTATTGAAAACCTCTAGCCATTTCAGCAGTTTTTATAAGAATCTGATTAGCGACTTGAAAATTACCTTTCTGACCTTTAAGGTTGTATGTCCATTTTATCCCGTGAAATAGATTATTCCTATATCGTAGAACAATGGTCAGGCAGCAAATCAAGAGAGCGCGAGGAGAATACTCACAACCGAGAAGAACATCCTCTACTATCTTAATATTATCATTCGGCCGAAGGTGAAGACCATTAAACTGTTCAGTAAATGTTCCATCACCCACATAACGATCACGTAAATACTCAAGAGATTCAAGTAGAGTATCGACCTGTATACGACCACCCTGATCAAGATCAGTTGCAAAATCCCTGATAGCTTTAGGGTTAGCGTTTTTATCAAGAAAGCGACATTCGAAATATGACCACATCAACGAAAACTCCATGACCTCTCTTTGGTCGGAAGCAGGCAAGTTACCTATTCCATCGTC